CAAGAAATACTATGACGCAATCAGTAAGTTTAAGATTAACATTCCTACTCCTGTGATGGCAGGTGTGAGAACACCTATTAGACAATTTGCTAGTTGTGTTCTAGTTGATAGTGATGATACATTACCAAGTATCTTTTCAAGTGATATGCCTGTTGGTAGATACGTTGCTCAAAGGGCAGGTATCGGTATCAATGCAGGTAGAATCAGAGGTATCAATAGTAGAATTAGAGGAGGCGAAGTACAACACACAGGTGTTATTCCTTTCCTTAAAAAGTTTGAAGCAACTGTAAGATGTTGTACACAAAATGGTGTAAGAGGTGGTAGTGCAACTGTACACTTTCCTATATGGCACCAAGAGATAGAAGATATACTTGTACTTAAAAACAATAAAGGTACAGAAGATAATAGAGTTAGAAAGTTAGATTACTCAATACAAATTAGTAAACTATTCTATGAAAGATTTATTAAGAATGAAGATGTATCTTTGTTCTCTCCTAATCATGTGCCAGGTTTATATGAAGCATTTGGTTTACCTGAGTTTGACGATATGTACAAGAAGTATGAGAAAGATAAATCTGTACCTAGACACACAATAAATGCTCAAGATTTGTTTCAAGCATTATTGAAAGAAAGAGCAGAAACAGGTCGTATCTATATTATGAATTTAGATCATTGTAACTCTCACTCATCTTTTAAAGATAAAGTCTATATGTCTAACCTATGTCAAGAAATCACACTACCAACGACACCAATACAACACATAGACGACAAGGAGGGTGAAATCGCCCTATGTATTCTATCTGCCATAAATCTGGGCCTACTGACGGATATGACAGAGTTAGAGGAGTTGTGTGATCTATCGGTCAGAGCATTAGACGAGATCATAGATTATCAAGAATATCCTGTTGAGGCAGCAAAGATATCAGCACAGGCAAGAAGATCATTAGGTATTGGTTATATAGGTCTTGCACACTATCTTGCTAAGAATCAAGTAAAATACGAAGACAAAAAGGCATGGAAACTTGTTGATAAAATCACAGAAGCATTTCAATTTTATCTACTAAAAGCAAGTAATAACCTGGCAAAAGAAAAGACTAGATGTCTATGGTTCGAAAAGACTAAATATAGCGATGGTATCTTACCAATCGATACTTACAAAAAAGAAGTAGATGATATTGTAAGTAGAGAACTTACTTATGATTGGGAATGGTTAAGAAAAGAAATTAAAGAACACGGATTAAGACACTCAACATTATCGGCACAAATGCCAAGTGAGTCTTCTTCTGTTGTATCTAACGCAACAAACGGCGTTGAACCACCAAGAGATTACTTATCAGTTAAGAAGTCTAAAAAAGGTCCTTTGAAACAAATTGTACCTGACTACAACAGACTTAAAAATTATTATACATTATTATGGGATATGAAAGGTAACGAAGGATATATTAATATCATTGCTGTTATGCAAAAGTATTTCGATCAGGCAATTAGTGGTAACTGGAGTTACAATCCAGAGAACTACAAAGATGGTGAAGTGCCTTTATCAGTAATGGCACAAGATTTATTAACGACTTACAAACTAGGATGGAAGACAGCATACTATCAGAATACTTATGACGCAAAATCAGAAGTAGATGAACCTGTACATCCTGTGGGTTGGCATGACGGTGTAGAAGAAACACCAAAGGAAACAAAAGAAGATGAAGAAAACTGCGAAGCCTGTACTATATAAGGACTTCTTAGAAGAAACGAACAGACAACAAAAAGAACTAGATGAATCAATGAAAGAATCATTTAGTCAAAGAGATGAACGAAGAAGAACAGAATCAGAAAGATTACAAGAAGAATTGGAACCTATAAACGAATGAAAACATTTAATACAAAAAAAGTAGACTGGATGAAACAACCTATGTTCTTTGGTGAAGAGCCAAATGTACAGAGGTTCGATCAACAAAAATATCCTATATTCGAAAAGTTGAATCAACAACAGTTAGGTTTCTTCTGGAGACCTGAAGAGGTTTCTTTACAGAAAGATAGAAACGATTATCAATCTTTAAGTGCAGAACAAAAACATATCTTTACATCTAATCTAAAGTATCAAACATTGTTAGATAGTGTACAAGGTCGTGGTCCATGTCTAGCATTTTTACCTTATTGTAGTTTACCTGAATTAGAATCTATGTTAGTTGCATGGGACTTCAGCGAAACAATACACAGTAGATCATACACTTACATAATGAAGAACGTATATTCAGACCCTAGTGAAGTATTAGATACTATCATTGACACGCCAGAGATTATGGCAAGAGCAAAGACAGTAACGGATGCTTATGATAAGTTTATAAAGTATGCTAATCTTTACTATCTAACAGGTAAAGGTGATATGAAAGAGCTTAAAAGACTTCTATATCTTACAATTATTAATGTAAACATACTAGAAGGTATTAGATTCTATGTATCATTTGCTTGTTCATTTGCTTTTGGTGAACTTAAACTTATGGAAGGTAGTGCTAAGATCATATCATTAATCGCAAGAGATGAAAACTTACACCTTGCAGTATCTCAAAACATGATTAATAACTATCGTAAAAAAGAAGGCGATAAAGAAATGTTAAAGATTATGAAAGAGAATGAGGATGAAGTTTACAAGATGTATGATGAGGCAGTTCAACAAGAGAAAGATTGGGCAACATACCTATTCAAACAAGGTTCAATGATTGGTTTAAATGATAAACTATTGAATCAATACGTTGAGTTTATGGCAAACAAAAGATTAAGAGCAATAGGATTAACTGCTCGATACGATCAACCAGCAACTAACAACCCATTACCATGGACACAACACTGGTTAAATAGTCGTGGATTACAAAATGCACCACAAGAAACTGAGATAGAAAGTTATGTAGTTGGTGGTATAAAACAAGATGTTGAAAAAGATAGCTTTAAAGGATTCAAACTATAATGAGTATAGACGAAAAGAAAACTTGTATTAACTGTGGTGCTTTATATAAAGTAGCACATGATCTTCCTGAAGAAGATTTTACAGAAACTTTTTGTCCTTTTTGTGGTCACGAGTCAGTTGAAGAAGATGAAATTAATTATGTAGAAAATAGACATGAAGATTGGAACTAAATAAATTGTTTAAAATTATATTAATGATATTACTGATATGTACACCTCTAAAGGCAGGTGAATGGAAAGACCTTTACAAAGAACCTTTATCAGAAGGTGACATAAAAGGCATATATGCTTTCAATGTTTTACAATTTGTTGATATGTTACAGACTTTAGAGATTGCTAATAATGATGATTACTATGAAAAGAATAAAATATTAGGTAAACACCCTAGTGAGTTTCAAGTAGTAACCTATTTCATAGCAAGAGGGTTTGCTCATTATGAAGCCACCAAGATAATACCTGCTAAATACAGAAAATTCTGGCATACATATAACATAGTATATAACTATAATGTGATAAAAGATAATCACGAACTAGGAATAAGGATAGATTTCTAATGACAAACGATTTAATTTTAAAACAAGTACATGAAGATTGGAACTAATATAAAGAAGTTTGTTAATGATTTTAAATTCTTTGATTGGATAAAAAAATCAGAACTGGTTGAGTTAGATAAGGTCAATTGTAAAGATGATCCTGTGAGACCTGAATTAGATAACGACTTTAGAACTAAATACGGTAGAAAGATATACGGTCTTAAATTTCAAGATGAAATTGGAGGTATAATTTGTATAGCATTTACTAATGATATACCTAAGTCAGTAGAAGAAATGGATACTATGAGCAAAGATGCCTTTGGTCAAGCAGTACATAGATCAAATGTTCAAGGTACTACTGCTGTGGCATATACAGTATGGTCACTTAAAAAAGGTGCAGGTAAAGAGATAATAAAAGAAGTATATAAAATGATAAAACAATCAAATCATCTTAATAGATTGATAACCTTATCACCTTTAACTAAAATGGCTGAGAAATTTCACACTAGAAATGGTGCTAAGTTATTACAAGTAAATGAAACAACACAAAATTTTGAGTACGATATAAAATGATAGATACGAAGACTGGAACTAGAGAATATAAATGGTATTGGTCATACCGAGGTGAAATAGTAGAAGAACTACCTGAAGATTGTGAAGCATTTGTTTATTTAATAACAAATACGACTAATGGCATGATGTATGTAGGTAAGAAACTAGCAAAATTCAAAACTACTAAACAACCACTCAAAGGTAAGAAGAATAAGAGAAGAGGCACAAAGGAAAGTGACTGGAAAACCTATTGGGGTTCTTCAGAAAGACTATCTGCTGATATAGAGAAGCTTGGTGAAGATAAATTTACTAGACAGATACTATATTATTGTGCTAGTAGAGGTGTAGCAAGTTACCTAGAAGCGAAAGAACAGTTTGATCGCAAAGTGCTTGAAGTTGACGACTATTATAATGGTATCATAAATGTTCGTATCGGAGGTTCTAAAATTCTAAGAGAATCATTGAAAAAAATGTTAAAAAATGATTTTGTCTAAATAGAATTAATACGAACCGAAATTTGATTTGATATCTCAAACTTCACAACACGATTAGGTGATTATGGCTCTGCCAGTAAGAAAATTTATTGTACGATTAAGAATGTGGTGGGCTGATATAAGAGGTCATCATGGTATGCGTTGGGATTACGAGCCCAGCAAACACTATATGCGTGTCAATAAGAACAAAAGAAGAACATAATCACCCAAAACCCCCCATTTTACGCACCTTTTTAGTGCTTGACTTTCTACCGAAAGTATGTTATTATATTCGTATATGATAAACAAAAACAAAAATAAAACCTTTAACGTGTGTTATTTAAGAGAGTATATGGATCCTGAACATCAAGGTGAATTCTTTTATGCATACGAAACAGTTTACAGAAATGTACCTGTTAAACACAAATCTAAATTCAATGATAAAAC